TGCAGAGGCGCAAGCCCAAGCACTTGACGCTCAAGCAAATGATTATCAAGCTCAATTAGATCAATTAACAGGTCAAAGCACTCAATATCAAGGTCAAGTAACTGAAAGGGACCAGACGATTGCAGATTTACAGGCGCAGATTGCTGCGTTACAGGATGCTGAACAACCTCCAGCTGATACACCTCCATCTTCTGGAGTTGGACCAGGAGGAGGAGAGCCAGGATTCTACGATAACCCACCTCCAGACAAAAAACCTCCGCAAATATTTATAGATGATGGTCCTGGTTTTAGAGATGATAAACAACCACCTGCTAAAGTACCAGGAGGTACTCCAGGATTTTACGATAGGAAAGGTCCTATTGCTAAAAACCCTAGGATTCCAGACCCAAGAGATGATTTTATTTCGTATGAAAGAGAACCGATTGTACCAAGTATCAAACCAAGTCCTAGAATAGGTGGAGGTATAGGTGGATTTTCTGGCAAAAGAACTGATAGAATGATGAGAAGATAAAGGAAATTAATATGATGATGGACAACGAACCAAGAATGCAAGATAGAAGCCCAGAAGGTCAGATGTTTGCGATTGAATCAGAAATTAAAAATATGATGAAAGAGTACGAGATGGCTGTTAGGAATGGTGAGAATCAAAGAGCGCAAATGATTGCGGATCAAGTTGGCAAGTTAGAAGAAATGAAGATTGAGATTCAAGAAACAACTAGGCCAAGACAGATAGATAATATTAAATCTATTCTAAATGCAGGAACTTTAGGTATGACTCCAGGAAAAGATATGGGAGGTAGACCTGTAAATATGGATGCAAATACAGTAAGACAAAATCAAATGGAAATGGGAGATTTAAGCAGATTTGGTATGGCTAGTGGAGGCGAAGCTTCCTTCCCAGATTTAACAGGTGATGGACAAGTTACTCAAGCTGATATTTTAAAAGGTAGAGGCGTAGAGTTTGCCGAAGGCGGCGAGGCTATAGGCGACGATCTTGCTGGTATGGCGATGTCTCAAGAAGAGGCTATGGCTGAAGTTGGCAACGCAGAAAAAGAAATGGCGATGATTCAACAGCTTGTTACTGTAGTTCAGCAATTACTAGCTGAAGGTATATCTGAGGATGACTTAGTTGCTTTTTTAAAAGAACAAGGCTTAGACGATGAAGATATAGATAGTCTAATGCAAATGGTTTTACAATCTCAGTCAACTCAAGCACCTGATCAAATCGGTCAAGAACTACAAGGTATGATGTAATGGGTTTTTTAAGTAGCGCGTTTAAAAATATAAAACAACAAGAGCCTATGGCATATGGGCAGGCAATTACTCAAGGTCCTGGCGGTCAAATGTATACAGACACATCTATGCAGACTCCATATAATCCGCCCCAAAATCAACCGTATCAACAAGAACCTGCTCGTCCTATAAATGATAATATGAGAATGGACATTCGAGATAGAAGAGCTAGAGAGCCTCAACCAGCTAAAATACTACCATTCCGCGGCGGTGGCGGCCGTAATCCTTCGCAGACGTATCAAAATCAAGGCGGTATAGGCTCATTCCCTAATCCTTTTGGCAATAGAGGCGGATTTGGTAATCCTTACGGCGGTAGCCGAGGCGGATTCGGACAGCCACCTCAATTTGGTGGCGGTATGTACGGTAATCCTTATGGCGGCGGTGGCTTTGGTATGCAAAGACCTCCTCAATTTGGTGGTGGATACGGTATGCAACAACCTGGATTCGGTGGTGGATTCGGTGGCGGCAATCCTTATGGTGGCGGTTATGGAATGCAACCCCCTCAATTCGGCGGAGGCTACGGTGGTGGCTACGGCGGAGGAATGGGCGGCGGTTTCGGCGGTGGCGGCTACAGAAGAATGCCCCCTATGTTCGGCGGTGGGAGTCCCTTTGGACCTGGATTCGGCGGTGGTATAGGCGGTATGTTCCCTGGTATGGGAGGCGGATACGGTCAAAGACCTCCTATGTATGGCGGTGGCGGATTTGGCGGAGGATTTAGACAACAACCCCCTAGCTACGGTGGTATAGGTGGTGGATTTGGACAACCGATGCCAGTAAGACCTCAGCCTATACAGAGGATTGGTAATTATGGCCTTAATAGAAGAAGAATTAATGACGTAGCAAGACCTGCTCCTATGATGCAAACTCAAGGTCCAGAAAGTTTAGGTTTTGGACAAATGGAATTCTTGACCAACAAAAAATGAATGAAGATTTACCAAACGTTGAATCTATAATTGCCCCTCTAAATATTCAAGAACAAAGAGAAGCTTTTGGCGGTCCTTTGTATCAAATGATGAACCCTAGCGGTAAAAAGATAGCAGATGCTGTAAGCGGTGGTATCAACAGTTTAACAAGTGATCCTACTAATCTTATGGCTGGTGGTTTTTTTGTTAAAAAAGGTGTCAAATATACTTTACCTATGTTGGAAGATATCTTGCAAAAGTTTAGATATGCTCAGTCTTTGCGTAAAACAAAAATACCAAAAGATAAAACAGAAGCAAGTAATTTAGAAAGAAGCTTACCGTTTCAAACAGAAGATGAAATTATTAACGCAATTAATACAATAAACCCACCTCAAAGAATGAATTTAAAATTATTTGAAGAGTTGCGTAAAAAACATAATATCTAAATGAATCTTTCAAATTTAACTGAAACAGAGTTAAAAGAAGCTCTGATGCTTAAAGAAAAGCTGGACGGCTTTGAAACCCAAGATAAATGCCAAAACGATTTTTTAGAATATGTGCAACACATGTGGCCAGAATTTATATGTGGTCGCCATCATAAGATTTTTGCAGAAAAGCTTAACAAAGTAGCAACAGGAGAAATTAAACGTTTGATTGTTAACATGCCTCCTCGTCATACCAAGTCAGAATTTGCATCTACCTTTTTCCCATCATTTATTATGGGTAAAAAACCCAAGATGAAGATTATGCAAACAACCCATACAGGGGAACTAGCCGTAAGATTTGGTCGTAAGGTCAGAAACTTGATGGACCAAAAAGAATACAAGGATGTATTCCCAGAAGTTAAACTCCAAGCCGATAACAAATCAGCTGGACGTTGGGAAACCAACAAAGGCGGCGAATACTTCGCAGCTGGTGTGGGTGGTGCTGTTACTGGTAGGGGTGCGGATTTACTTATTATTGATGACCCTCATTCAGAACAAGATGCTCTTAGCCCGAATGCTTTGGAGTCTGCTTGGGAATGGTATACCTCTGGACCTAGACAGCGTTTACAGCCTGGCGGAGCTATAGTATTGGTTATGACGCGTTGGTCTTCTATAGACTTAACAGCAAAATTACTAGACTCTCAAAAGGAAGCACTTGCAGATCAATGGGAAATGATAGAGTTTCCTGCTATTTTTCCAGAAACAGATAATCCTTTGTGGCCTGAGTTCTGGCCTAAAGATGAATTATTAAAAGTTAAATCTTCTATTCCTGGAATTAAATGGAATGCTCAGTGGATGCAGAATCCTACAGCTGAAGAAGGAGCCATTATAAAAAGAGATTGGTGGAAGCGCTGGACTCATAAGAGCATACCACCTGTTAAATATATTATGCAGTCATACGATACTGCTTTTTCCAAAAACCAAACTGCTGACTTTTCTGCTATATCTACCTGGGGTGTTTTTAAACCCTCAGAAGATGCTCCTGATTGTTTAATATTATTAGACTGTCAAAAAGGTCGTTGGGACTTTCCAGAGCTAAAAGAAATAGCTATGCGTGAGTACACTTATTGGGAATGCGATATGGTTCTTATCGAAGCCAAAGCATCTGGAACTCCACTTACTCAAGAGTTACGGCGAATAGGTATTCCTGTTGTTAATTACTCTCCGACTAGAGGCCATGATAAACATTCTAGGATGCACTCGGTTGCGCCTATCTTTGAATCAGGAATGGTATATGCACCTAACAAGACCTTTGCAGAGGATATGATAGAGGAATGTGCGTCATTTCCATTTGGTGCTAACGATGATTTATGTGATACTATGACTCAAGCTTTAATGAGATTTCGCGAAGGCGGATTTGTCTCGTTAAATAATGATTATGAAGATAAAGAAAGAGAAATAAGACAGAGGGTTTATTACTAATGGCAATTGAAAGACAAGTACCAGATCCAGCTCAAATTGCAGAACCAGTACAAGATTTAACAAACGAAAGATCAACTGAAGATATTGATGAAGAAATTATTGAAGTCTTGGATGCTATGGGCGAAGGCGAAGATAATATTCAAATGCAAGAGGACGGTTCTGCAATATTAGGCCCAGAAGAGCCAATGATGCCAGAAGTAGGTTTTGCAGAAAATTTAGCAGAAGTTATATCACCTCAAGAACTTTCTACTATCTATATAGAATTAGTGGGAGCTATTGAAAGCGACAAATCATCTAGACAAGATTGGGAAAATACTTATACAGATGGATTAAAGTATTTAGGTATGAAGTTTGACGATAATAGGTCTGAGCCTTTTGCAGGTGCTAGTGGTGTTATTCATCCGTTATTAGGAGAATCTGTTACTCAGTTCCAAGCGCAAGCATATAAAGAATTATTACCAGCTGGAGGCCCTGTTAAAACTCAAGTAATAGGTGCTTATGATGGTTTAGTTGAAGAGCAAGCTCAAAGAGTTAAAGAGTTTATGAACTATCAAATTACTCACGTTATGGAAGAGTATGACGAAGAACTAGACCAAATGCTTTTCTATCTACCTCTTGCAGGCTCTGCATTTAAGAAGGTTTATTACGATGAAACACTAGGCAGACCTGTATCAAAGTTTGTAGCTCCAGAAGATTTAATTGTTCCTTACTATACAACTGACTTAGAAACCTGTTCGCGAATTACTCATGTTGTTAAGATGCCAGAAAATGATGTAAGGAAATTACAAGCTATTGGCTTTTACAAAAATGTAGATGTTGAGTCTGGAGATAACGTTACTTTAAATTCAGACATACAATCAGAAAAAGAAAAGTTAGAAGGTATGGAGCCAAGTTATGATGATGGTGAAGTATCTGTTCTATATGAAGTTCATTGTAATTTAGATTTAGAAGGCTTTGAAGATATGGGTCAAGATGGTGAGCCTAGTGGAGTTAAGTTGCCTTATATCGTAACAATAGATTCTAACAGCGAAAACATTTTGGCTATCAGAAGAAACTTCAAAGAAGAAGACCCAATGAAGAAAAAGACTGAATACTTTGTTCACTTTAAATTTCTTCCTGGTTTAGGATTCTATGGATTTGGTTTAACACACATGATAGGTGGTTTATCTAAGGCTTCTACATCTATTGTAAGGCAGTTAATTGATGCTGGTACTTTAGCTAACTTACCTGCTGGTTTCAAAACTCGTGGTATTAGAATTAGAGATGAAGATACCCCAATACAACCAGGTGAGTTTAGAGATGTTGATGCGCCAGCAGGCTCACTTAGAGATGCTATTCAGCCATTACCATTTAAAGAACCAAGTGGTACTTTACTTAACTTATTAGGGTTATTAGTACAATCTGGACAAAGATTTGCTTCTATAGCAGATACAAATATTGGAGAGGGTAACTCTCAAGCTCCTGTAGGAACTACTTTGGCTCTTATGGAAAAATCAAGCAAAGTATTATCTGCTATTCATAAAAGATTACATAACGGTCAGAAAAAAG